TTTGGATTAAATAAAGCGTAATGTAAAAGATAAGAAATTGTTGTAGTTGATTTACCTGATTGTCTTGGTAGTTTACAAATTGTAAATCTATTATCGTGTATCGTTTGTACAATCTTTTTTTGAAAGTCATACATCTTAAATGGCACTAGACCTTCGTCAAGTGATACAATACGAACATAGTTTTCCATAAAGTATAATGGATCGTTACTACACTTTTGGTATTCTTCAATCTGTTCTTTTGTAAACTCAACAGGTGTGTTTACTTTTTTAAGATTGGGATTTCCAAGATATGCTTCGTTAGTGCTCATTTACGATTGCCTCTATATGAGTATACCCAAGTCTTTTCGCTTGTGTAACTCTTTGATTACCTTTCTCTACACTATATAGTTTTTCTTTATAGTGTTTACCACTAGCACCAAAACGTGGTGATTTACTTAAAGTGTGTTTGAAAACTTGAATAGGATTGTTCATCATATCTTTTATATCTTCTACACCGTCAGTTAACTTTGGATTGTATTTTTCGTAATAAGTGTTATACGTTAAATCACTTATCTTCAGTATCTGTTTTTTCGGGTGTGATGTCTTTGACTTTAGTATTTTCATCTTTCTTCAACATCTTCTGTAATTCAGCTGTAGAGCCTACAAAGAGAGCATTCTTAATATTATTATTTGCTGTTTTAGGTAATTCTTTTAAGTCTTTAAGTTTCTTTTGTAAGTCTTGTAGTTTGTCTACAGTTTGACCAACTTGTCCTATTAATTGACCAGCGACCTCATATGCTCTTGGGTGTTGACCTTCTCTAGCAATATCAAGTATACCTTCTATTGCCTCTTGGCCTCTTTCAATTAGATTGTAGTAATTTTCTCTGCTATATTTGTAGTCGTTATCTACATCAGCTTTACTATCATCATCTTTACGAGGAACTGCTGGTTTAAATTCTTGTTTAACTATTTCTTTTTTAGGTTCTGGTTTATCAATACCTAATATTTCATTTACCTTGTCTTCTAATTTACTCATAATACTATTTATGAATAAACTATTTGTTTAACTTCATTCCTTTGAAGTATGGTGGTAATCCTAAATGTGGTCTTCCGTCAAACATATTTTCATCAGCGTTTGGTGAATCTACATTGTTGTAATGTAAAAAGACTTGAGCGCAGTCTTCACCTAAAAATGTTTCTCGCCAATGTTCTAATATCATACCTTTATAGACTAACATATCACCAGGTTTCAATACGACCTTCGTCCCTTTATTTGTAGATTGTGCTGGGAAACCATCATCTGGTGTTCCAACATTTTTCTTTGCCTCCAAATAAATTGGCCAATCATCGCCACCTAGATTCATTGTCGTTGAAATCTCACAACTAAATCTATCTTTATGTCTATGTAATACATCACCTTTTTTATAGATACGAGCATAAGCGTAAGTCGGGTTTAATTTAAGACCAGTCGCCTTTTCCATTTTAGGTTGACACGCTAGTAACAATGTTTCCATCGCAGTATCAGCATAATGTGAATATGTGTTTGGTACTTGTTCATCATTCCATACTCCCCATTCTGTTGTAAATGGCGAGATATAACGAGTGTCAAAAAATGTTCTTGCCACTTGTCGTTTCATTAAGAAGTAATTATAAACAAAGTTTGCTACCTTTGGATCAATCGCTTCTCTTATCACTAAAAAATGATTTTTCTTAAATCGAGCTTTCATTATTTTATTCCCTTGGCTGCGTTTACAATAATATTTCGTACTGCTTGTAGATTAAAATGAATAAATCTAAATGGTTCCACTCCGTCATCTACAGCAAATTCGTGTGGTACATAAGCAGGGAAAAATATTAATGTTCCTGGTTTAGGTCGATAGTGTATCGAATCTGACATTGTACTAATTTTACTTCTATCTTTCTGTGGCAGTTTTGTCATCATAGCGCCTGCTCTTGGATCGTGCATTACAGGAAATGATGTTTTATCAGAAGCTTTTAGAAAGTAAAAACCAGAGATATGATTATCCCAATGTACGTGAGTACTGTGGTGACCACCACCGTTTTTAGAAAACTCTTGTACCCAAAATTCTGTAAAGAACATTGTATATTGACTCATATCATAACCCCATTCATCTAATAGATTCCAAGAGGTTGCACCAATATATGATTCTAATTCTTTTAATCCAGGATCCCCATTTAAAGGTGTTGAGTGATAACTCATTCCGTGGTCTTTTACTTTTAGATAATCTTTATTACCTAAAAACTTTTTTCGTTCTTTTAGTTTTGGTTGTTCTCGTTTATATGCTTCATCTATAAACTTATCTGTCGCCTTGATAGCGCTTGGTAACCATTCTGGTTTCTCTATACTATACACAGGGGTACTAAAGTACCAATCTGTTCTCATTATGTCTTTGTTCGCTGTAACTGCCATTATTTTCTCCTTGTCATCTATATATACATTATCTAAAAGGGTACCCTAAATTCCAAATCACTAGTGAATACCTTGTACCGCTTGTTACTGGCGCCACTCTATGCCAGCAAAAACTAGGAAAGACTATAATAGAACCACGAGGTCGTATTTCTTCACAACTCTTAATGGCTTTCTTTTTGTTTCTTTCCCAATCTACTTGATTTCTAAAATCAAACTCTAAATTACCACCCACATATTCACTTGGGTCGTTTAATGAAATTGTTACTGATAACTTTCTAATTTTTCCGTGGTCCATTGGATAGGTACCATCTTCTAACTTTTCTCTTTGATAAGGTACTTCCCAACTATCACAATGCCAACCATAATATTGACCTACGCCATACTTTGTAAACTGACAAGACTCTGACCAGTCCCATTCAAAGTTCCAACCGGCATCTCTATTTGCTTGATGTATGTAAGGGTGTATTTCTTTGTATATCCATCTATCAGCCATCCAAACAATATCAGATTTTCTTTTTTTCTGCATATTGTTGAGGTCTTTTTTAGACATCTTACCATTTTGTCTATTATAACCACCAGTGACAGCCATCTCGGCTTGATGTTGTTTACCATATGCGATTATTTCATCACATAGTTTTGGTGATAATGCTGATTGAAAATAGTAATAGTAATTTTTCAAATTCATTTTATATGTTCCTCGTTTTCAAAATTATATAGTATATATAACAGTTTTAATTACTGGTATTTGTATCGTATAATAACAATTCCTTTACCGCCAGCTCCTCCAGCAATATTAACAGGTCCAGGTGTACTACAACCGGATCCTCCGCCACCGCCACCACCAGTATTTGCTGTACCTGCGTTACCAGGACCATTTCCTACACCACTTCCACCACCACCTGTTCCACCAGTTCCTGGAGGTGGAGAAGTTTTTGCCGCACCTCCACCACCACCCGCATATGATGTAGGTGTTCCTGAAATACTTGTTGTTGCGCCATCACCACCATTACCACCTCCACCAGGAGCAGGACCACTTACTCCTGCAGCTGTAGCACCTCCGCCACCGCCTGGATTTGATGATCCTCCATAATCTGCTCCATCATTTCCTTGAGGAGGAACTACAGGTGGTGTGTTACCTGAACCTGGAACATTATTAGTTCCTGGACAATCTCCATATCCTCCACCACCACCAGAACCACCTGGAACACCGTTACCTTGAGTTCCTGGAGCACCAGGAAATCTGGAACCACCTCCACCACCACCTGTTGATGTTATAGTAGAAAATATTGAATTTGAGCCTGATGCACCTTGATTTCCTGGAGTAGGTGCTCCTCCAGCACCAACTGTAATTGGATATGTTGTTGCTGTTACTGTAATACCTGTTGTTGCTGCTAAGGGTGAAGCTGTATGAGGTGAAGCTGTATGTGTAGGACTTGCCGATGCTTTTGATTCTCTATATCCTCCAGCACCTCCGCCTCCAGAACCTCCATTAGTATCACCAGCAGCGCCACCGCCACCGCCACCACCAGCGACTACTAGATAATCTACAACTGAAGGAGCCGCACCTACTCCTGCTTCTGATACTACAAAACAACCATCTCCTGTAAAAGTGTGGATTTTGTAATCACCTGATGTGGTGATTGTACCACCAGTAGCAGAAATATAAACACTATAAAGTATGTTTACATTTGACTCAACGGTATATAACCAACCTTTGGTTGCGTCAGAATAAACTAATATGATACTTGCTCTGTTTGTACTAATTAATGAGTCGTTA